CTTCGGGGTTCAAAGGAGGAATTAGTTGGATTAAATCCAAACGCCTTCTTTTCCTCAAGTGGCTGGCCCAGCTCGCCGACGGAGAGGATGACCCTTCTCGTCGTAGACAGGTCAGGAAGGTCTTCGGAGCGGCCTTTGTTGGTCTAGTGCATAAGACAGAGAATAGGGCACCTGCATCTATTCAGATGATCAGGGCCTCTCTGACTGTACTAAATGCCCTTAGGTCGTTCCGACTGCCTCCCTGCCCTGACTATGAATCTATTTCTGCTCCCTGTGGTGTTGAACCATGGAGAGCATCTCTAGATGCGAAAAGGGGTTTCTGGAAGGCGATTGGAGGCTCTCGCCTTCTTCGAATTTCCAGGAACCTGGACCGGGTGTGGTGGACAAAGTTTCACTTTTCCGTGAGGAGTGGGCCTAATGGTCCTGCACTTCTAACGTCTCTCGAAGATTTCCTTGTGCTTCCAAAGGAGCTTCGAGAGGCTATCGATGTGCTGGGCGGCCCCCTGTTTGCACAGGTGACCGGCCACCTCGACCGGATCGCTCCTCTATTCAGGGACCTATTTAAAGGTTTCTCTGAAGATAAGGAGGATCTGGTCGTAGGGGCCGCATACGGGGTCCCTGGAGCGGTGCCCGAACCTACGGTTCGGGCTCCAACTGGGGTTCCTCGTAAGCGACCTCCAAAGCGGCGGAAGGGGCCTTCTCCTCGTCCCTTTCGGGAACGTGGAGAAAAGCTCCTCCGCCGCCTGGTGGCCCTTTCGGATTCCGAGGGGAAGACGCGCGTCGTCGCCATTCTTGACTATTTTAGTCAGACTGTACTGCGACGCGCGGGCCTCTGGGCATTCGAAATTCTTAAGCGCATTCCTCAGGATGTGACCTTTGCCCAAGGGTCCTTCGTAGAGAAGGTTCAGGGTTGGGGCTCTGGCGTGGTTTACCACTCTATTGACCTAACCAGTGCAACAGATAGGTTTCCTATCTGGTTTATCACTGATCTTTTCCGCGTTGTCCTTGGTGACGGGTGGATCTCCTCCTGGGAGAAAGTAATGGTCGGCTATCCGTTCCGTTGCCCCGATGGCCATGACAGATCGTACCTCACCGGAAATCCGATGGGGGCGTATTCGTCTTGGCCTTTCTTTGCGGTGGCTCACCACTTTGTGGTGTACCTCGCCGCTCAAGAATCGGGGACGGAGTGGAAAACCGCCCGCTACGTCCTCCTAGGGGATGACATCCTCATCGGGGACCCCCAACTTGCTCAGTCTTATCTTCTTCTCCTGGATCGCCTAGGGGTTGGTGTCGCTGAGGCGAAGACCTTTGTATCCAAAGGATTCTCGGAATTCGCCAAGCGCCACCTCCTTCAGGGCGTTGAGGTGACCGGGTTTCCGGTTTCCTCTGTTGTGGACGGCTACAAGAGTATTTCTCAAGTAGTTTCCGCAATCCTTGGGGAGCAGAGGAAAGACCTGCATCCAGTTGGGGGGGTCCTTGGAGCCATCGAGGACCTGGATCGCTCCTTCCTTTCTGGCGAGAGGTTTGCTACCTTTCGCCAGAAGCGGAGGGGTTACGCGATCCAGGCAGAGGCAGTCCATAAGTTCCTGTCCTCCGGGAAAGGGGATGAGGATCTGCTTGGTGTTACTAAGCAGCTCCTCTACCCCTACCCCTGGGCACGGGAACACCCTGAGCTCTGGACTGATCCGGCGATTGCCAGACGTCTGTGGCTTCAGGCGTGTGAGACTGCTCTCTGCAAGTCCGCGGTCCTTTCGAATAAGAAATCCCCCGTTTATGCAACAAAGGTCGTGGAAGCAACTATTGAAAGAGTCATTGAGTATGGGACTCTTCATAAGCTGTCTGCCTCGTCCTTTGAGCAGGGGAGGACTCCTCGGATTGGACCGGATGGCCATCCACTTCCCCTGGTCACAGTAGGCTACACTGAGGGGAATCAGAGTGGGGATACCTGGTGCATTCCGCTTCTAGGAGCCCTCGCCCGCCTGTCCGCCACTACTCACGGAGCCGTCTCTGACGTTCTCCGTGGGTATCGGCTTGATCAGGACGGGGGATGGCCACCCCTGATTCGGAGCATCGGATATTCCCTACCTGATTTCCTCGACTCCAGGGCGCCTGATAAGACGCTCCGGGTCTCTGTATCCTACCGCCTCGCCGAGCTTATTATTAGGGAGGCAAAGGTTGCCTGTTCTGGTCGTGACGTCACGGAGACCCTTGCGGATTTTCCTGGACCGGGAACGAGAGTGTTTACTCTCAATTTCGGTCCGGTATTCCTTGGGCCTCTTGATGGCGTTCATCCCCGTGAGGCTGATTGGATTTGGGGAGTGCTTAAACCCGCATATGGCACCCCCCGTCCAACTGTCCCCCCGGTTGATGACGACCTCACAGGCTCCCCGCCTCCCAAGTAATTAGCCCGGGCTACTTTGGGAAATGGTGTTGGGAGCACCTCCCAGTGATGTCCCTTAGGGACCTCACTGGAGAGGACCTCTCCAAGGGGAGTGCGCGGTGTAGCAATCCGCGTCCCCGACCTCCA